GGATGGGGATATGAAGATTCCGCGTGGGAATGTGCTCACACAACATTGATTGGCCCAATTCGCCGTATTGCGGGCAATGTGTATTCCTTCCACCATCCTTCCCAGCGAAAGGAAGGGAAGCAGTTCACTCTGAATGCAGCATTGTGTTATCGCTACCTAGAAGCACGCAGCGACCCAGAACAGATGAAAGCTTTATGTCAAGAACAACATATTGGGCACGTTGCAGTTAAAGGAAAGGTAGTCGAACAGCATGGCTAATCTCTATGGAAGTGCAGACGAAAATTGGCGTACATACGCGGAATGTTTAGACATCCCCGTTGAATTGTTCTTTCCCCCAGATGCCATAGATGGACGGCGACTACCTCGGACGTATTACGACGATGCCAAAGCATTGTGCGCGAAATGTCCTGTCCGTGTGACCTGCCTAGAACGTGGCATGGATGAAGAATACGGAGTGTGGGGTGGCCTTACCCGCGCGGAACGTAAGCGTCTGCGTCAGACAGGGTACGCACCATTGGATGATGTCATTACAGTCATCATTCCGACTCAGCAAGATGATGAACCAGAAATGTTGCAAAAAGTTTCGACCTTACATTGACATCTTTCGACAAATCTAAGTCCTCGCCGTGACACATTCATATTGGCGGGAAAGCTAATCTGAATAACCTATGCGTGTTTCCACCTTTCAAGTGCAATAGATTGACACCACTGAATATCCAACTCATACAAACAGCGCAGAAATCAGTCACACTAAAGAATTCCTGCGTACCACTATCAACATAAGGAATCCGTGTCATGGTTGAAAAGCGTCAAACCGGCGCATCATCACCACGGAAAAAGACACCCTCTAAGCCCAAAATTGATTGGGTAGCAGTACGTGAATCATTCGTCCAAGGGTTACCCCAAGGAGACGACAGTCGCGCATGGCCGACGCTGCAAGAACTAGCCGACATCTACAACGTGTCGTATCACGCCGTTGCATCCCATTCATCGAAAGAACGGTGGGCAGAACAACGTGCGAGTTACCAGTCAGATATTGAAACTGCAAAGCGGCAATCGCGTATTACAGACATCGTTAAAAAAGCCCAAGACATTGACGATCACGCTTTGCGAATGGCTAATCTCGGCGCATCCATCATTACCCGCCGTCTAGCTGAAATAGCAGAAGATCAGCACCGGGCATCACAAGTACGTAGGGAATCGTTGGAAGCCGCAGACAATGGCGGAATGCTTGATCTCAGCACCCTTCTACCTAGCATTGATGCCAGGGAAGTAGACGCATTAAGCAAGGCGGGAATGGCCTTTATCCAACTCGGTCAAAAGGCAGTGGGAACAGACGTTATTAAGCACCAAATAAGCGGTGATCAAGATAATCCCGTTGAAGTACGTCATTCTGTCACCAATGAATTGCAACGAGACGATCCAGACCGTTTGGCAGGCTTCCTAGAAGTGTTGAACCGTACCGTGGGAATTGAAAATATTCTTCCGCAATCATTAATAAGCGGGGACGTTATCGACGGGGAAATTGTGGACGGTAACGAGTGAACATCATCGTGTACTTGCACAACTTTCCACCGGGCAGGTATGTCGGCGGGGAATTAATGACTAAACGGTTGCTATGTCATTTGGTCAAACGAGGTCATACCGTTGACGCATATGTACTAGACGCAAAGAAACCGTATGCCATTGATGGAATTAATGTTCAGCCGTATTCACGCTTTAATCCTGGACAAGCAAAGAAATACGATCTGTACATCTCGCATCCTGAAATAGCTTTTGTTCTGAACCATCACACGGCACGACACGGTATTCCTTACATTGGAATTGTCCACAACACCACTTCTAATACGATGCGCGGATTGAGCCGTTTAGAACCACATATCACCATTGCCAACAGTTATGACACGTTGACACATCTTCCTCGTCCAACGGTACGTAAGCGGCGGGAAATCATCTATCCACCCATCGCGGGAATTACACCCGTTACTGATCCAGGTGCATACGTCACCACAGTCAATATGTCCTCGGCTAAAGGATTTAGTGCCGTTGATTATGTAGCTAGGAAACTTCCCGACGTGGAATTCCTTGCAGTACGCGGTGGGCATGGCTTACAAGCCACTAGCGTCCCCGACAACATCACTGTTATCAAACAGACCCCAGACATTAATCCCGTCTGTCAGGACAGCAGCGTCTTTCTACATCCATCCCTTATGGAGTCCTACGGCATGACCTTGGCGGAAATGACAGTGGCGGGAATTCCATCCGTCATCCGTCGTCTACCTGTTACCCATGAAGTTATGGGAAGTGCCGGGTTGTACCCACAAAACAAAGCAGAGTGGGTATCCACAGTTCGTGCATTGATGACAGATCAATCGTTTTATGACGATGCACGTCACGCTGCCCAAGAACGCGGAAAGTATCTCGTTGAACAGACACAAACAAGTTTTGACCAATGGGTACGCCTAGTGGAAACAATCTAAAGAAACGGATACAGCATGGTTGATACAAAGCGAGGGCTACATCTTGAAAGCCGACATTGCCCCATCTGTTATGCGATTATTGAAGACGGTAAGAAGCGCAACCATCTCGATTGGCACAGGAAAACGGAACAGCGAACAGATGACGGGTGAATCATGCGAAGAATGCGGGCGGATCAACGCGATGCCCGTAGGTGTATTCCGTTACCTCTGTTTCGTTTGCAAAGAACTTGAAGAAATGGATGAAGAAGAAGATCACGATGACCTCCACAAGTGAAAGGAGGGATAGTCATGGGAAAGTGTAAAGGCGGAAAGAAGAAGGGTCGCAAGTAAATGTCTCAACTTACACCCGAACAAGTAGCAGCAAATGCAATTTTAGATAGAGCAGTTGAAACATCTGTCCAGGCGTATTACCCCGACGATATTGTTAATCAAGGCATCATCACTGAATACGTTGTTGTTGCTGCCATACAGCGATGGGATACGACGGGTAGATGTCTCACAACGATTGTGAATCTACAAAAAGACGGTGACCAGCCGTATCACCGTGTCCTTGGCTTACTGGAACAGTCGCGGCAAATCATGCGGGATGAATACAACTTCACTAATAACGAGATGTTCGATGACCTTGACGACGATTAAATTGTTACCGTTTCCCGAAACATCCTTTTGTGCATCACAGCGTGCAAGCGACGGGTACGGCGCATGTATTCGTAAGTGTGCGGAATAGTGACAACTCCACAGCTACATGACCATCCAAACTTCATATCTTCAAAGTATGTTGTCATCACTACTTTTCGGCGCATTAAAACAGCGTACCGAATAACATCGATAAATTAACCTTATTCAACGTATTGGACAGATAAATGACTACGCAGGATTATCGTCATTACGTCACAGACATCACTCCTATGGAACGGCAAGAACTTATTGCCACGATGACACCCCGCATGGTCGATCAGTACATCCCCCACACGCCTCACATCACACAACAGTTATTCCTACTGCTGAATAACGAAGAAGCCCTATTTGGCGGGGCAGCAGGTGGAGGTAAGTCCAACGCTTTGCTTATGGCCGCATTGCAATACATGGACGTGCCGGGATATTCCGCACTATTGCTACGTAAAACATGGCCCGACCTTAATGAACCGGGCGCAATCATGGACAGAGCACGCACATGGTTACAAGACACCGATGCACAACCCCGCGAAGGTGGGCGCAAATGGGTATTCCCCAGCGGAGCACGTTTGTCTTTCGGATACATCCAACACGATAAAGACAAATTCAAATTGCAGTCGGCGGAATATCAATTCATCGGATGGGACGAACTTACACACTGGCAAGAATCCACTTACACCTATTTGTTTTCTCGGCTACGTCGTCCAAAGGTTCTATGCGAAACATGCAATACCGGCATCACAAAGCTTTCAGGAACATGGGTACACGCCAATAAGAACTCGACGTGTGAAATGTTGTTTCCAAATCGTCAAGCCTTAACACAGTACAAACCTGCACCGGATGGAATGTCCATCTTCGATATTCCGCTCCGTATGCGTGCGGCATCGAACCCTGGCGGCGTTGGTCATCAATGGGTGCGGGAACGATTCATTGACCCAAAGACACGGCGGGGTCATGCCTTATTCATTCCGTCACGCTTGAAGGACAATCCTTCTCTTGACCAAGACAGTTACGTCAAAAACCTTCAACACTTGAATCCCATTGATCGCGAACGCCTATTGCATGGTGACTGGGACATCTTGGCGCAAGGAAATATCTTCCACCGTGAGTGGTTCAATATCACTGCCAATACGCCATTGTCAGGTGTTCGATGGTGCAGATATTGGGATATGGCCGCAACAGAAAACGGTGGCGACTACACCGTGGGATGCCGACTAGGGCTTACTAAAGAAGGGCGTTGGGTCATATCCGACATCATCAGAGGTCAATGGTCACCACAGAAGATTGAAAAGATCGTGGCACAAACCGCAGCAGTAGACGGAATCAGTGTTCCCATCCGTATCGAGCAAGAAGGCGGAAGTTCTGGAAAACACATCATTGACCATTACCACCGCAATGTTCTAGTCGGTTACAACTTCGCAGGAGCACGTCCCACAGGTGACAAGGTAGTGCGGGCGACACCCGTAGCGTCAGCAGCAGAAGCGGGCAACGTGGATATTGTGGCGGGGCAATGGAATGCCGACTTCCTTGATGAACTCACGTTGTTCCCTAACGGGGCACATGACGACCAGATTGACGCATTAAGCGGTGCGTTTAACCATCTAGCGTTCCAGAAGCGCGCCAAACTACTTGTCTAGGAGTAGCTATGACAGATGATTTATCGCAATACAAGATTCGCAAGACAATGTTTGAACGTGAAGCACAAGTAGTTGATCCACCCGAAGAAAAGGTACAAGAAGAACCACAAGTAGAGAGCACCAATCCCAATATGATGTTCTTTTGGGTATCGGTTTTCTGCGTAGTTGCGGGGATAGCAGCCCTAACAACAGGTGCCAGTCTTCAATTTGGTATTCCCGTAGGTGTAATTGTCCTCGGTACACTTCTTCTAATGCTTGGCATTTTGCTTGGTATGGACTAGCTAGGTCAACAACGGTTGCCGTGTGTTGAGTGGCTGACATAAAGGTGGATAACGCATGGCGTTTTTGAAGGGACTATTCCCCGCAGGGGCACGCGACCCAAAAATTGACGATCCTAATAACCCCATCCCTAGAGTCGTCAACGGTTTCCGATCTGCTTATTCCACCCAACCCGGTACGGGCGCATGGGACTTGGAACAGGCAGTACAAAACGGACTAGAACGAGTCATCTGGGTATTCCGTTGTATTGATGCCATTGCATCCAACGGCAGTTCTGTCCCAATGGTGGTTAAGAAATTTGATGACTTCGACGGAGCTATCTTTCCAGATGCTGACATTAACAAGCTTCTAAATAGGCGTGCAAACACTTACGAAACGTCTCAGATGTTTCGGTATCGCTTGATTAGCCAACTGTTGCTGTCCCGCCGTGGTGCCTTTGTGGAAGTGGTGTGGGGACGAGATGGTCGTCCGAAGCAACTACATCTTCTGTCTAATGAAAACGTCCGTCCTATCGTTGATCAGGATTACAGCAAATACGTTTCGGGATACGAAGTTCTGACACGTAACGGGACAGTGACACTCCCACCAGAACGTGTCTTGTGGTTACGGGTTAAGCCACATCCCACCGATCCTTACGCACAGATGACCCCGCTAGTGGCAGCAGGTATTGCCGCAGATACGGATTACTTGGCTCGTTTGTACAACCGGAACTTCTTGTTGAACGACGGTCGTCCTGGCATGTTGATCACCATTGGTGGTGGTGAAGGAGGACTAAACCAGGAAGACGCACAGGAAATCAAACGTCGTTTCAGTGGCGGGCCAGAATATGCAGGGCGTACTACCGTTATTGAAGCGGATGGAATTCAAGCCCAAGACCTTAGTGCTACTCCCCGCGATGTCCAATGGGCAGAAGCCGTACAAGGATCGAAAGAAGACATCTTTCTAGCGTTTGGTACTCCACTTTCTATTCTGGGTGATTCCAGTTCCCGCACATTCGATAACGCCGATGCTGAATGGGAAAACTGGTGGGAAATCACAATGCTCCCATTGCTCGATGGCACAGCAGCGGGATTCGATCCACTGACCAAGGGAGGTAACGAAGATGAATTTGTCGTTGCCCATGACTATTCCTACGTGGAAGTGTTGCAGCGAAAGAAGCGGCAGCGTGAAGACCGTGCCGTTGAGATGTACCAGTCAGGAATCATCACCCTAGATGATTTGCGGGAAGCAATGAAGCTGAAGAAGCTTGACATCCCCGCATCCCGAGTCGTGTGGTTGCCACCGGGCAATGTTCCAGCCGGTACTGACCCTGACGATGTAGCAGCCGCACAGAAGCTTGTAGCCGTAGGGCCACCACTACCACCTAACCCCGCTGAAATGGCGCGACAAGGCGCGATACAGGGGTCTATGGAAGGTGCAAACAAGCACGCCAACATGTTTGCCAGTTACTTGGACGCTCAGCATCAACGTGCAACGCAGCTAGGTAATAAAGACATTGACGCAGAAGATGTTGCAGTGAAAGGGATCGAAGCGGGTGTAGAAACCCCTTTTCACTAGAGCCGGTAGACGACCGGCAATCAGATGTCATTGACGATGACAATTACGAATACGACCGTCTAAAGATCGAAGCAGAGTGCGAAGGTCTTATTTCTGCATGGGATACACGTCAAGAACGTCAGGTACTAGAACGCCTAGGGTCATCGAAAGTCCGTAAGGGTACGCGGCATTGGGTCGGTGAAGGTAGCGGCGAAAAGTCCATTAATGCTCATGCAGTGGTGGCACCGGATAGATGGGCAGATGATCTAGTCCGTCAGCTAATCCCCATGCTTGAAACGGTATCGAACCAACATGCGAATCGTTTGGCTCGGAAGATGAAGAAAGCGGGAATCCTAGATTCCGTTCATTCCAATGAAGAAGGTTTCCCCGGTCATTACAGTGCTTTGGGTCAACTAGCGGGAAGCAAACAAGACATCCAACGTCTCGTTCAGACGTATCTTCCCGATATTGAAAACATGATTCGTGAATCTGCCCAGCGTCAATCAGACCGTGTACAGCAAGTCGTTGCAGATATGGAAGCCAACGGAGATTCCCTAGACGACATTAAAAAAGAAGTGCGAAAGATGGTGGGATCACGCGCATCGTGGCGTAAGGGACTCGCTATTCATGCCACGACCGCTGCTATCGAAGGTGTGAAAAGTGCTGTTATCAACGCAGCAGGTAGTGCAGTAACGAAAACATGGCGTACTCGTCACGATGAAAAGGTACGTCCCGCACATAAAGCCGCTAACGGTCAAATACAACATGGCGGTGAACCATTCATTGTTGGTGGCTTCCCCATGAGATTCCCTGGTGACCCTAAAGCGCCCATAGAATTAGTAATCAATTGCAGGTGTCATGTGGAGGTAAACCGTGTCTGATTCCATTGAACGCGCAGAAGAATTGTTGACAAAAGCAACGATTATTCCTGATGTCCCAGAATCACTAGATGACATTCAGGAAAAGATGGAAGACATTGGTCTTGAAGCAAAGACTCGTCACGTTCGGGATGCTGCATTTTGGGGTCTACCCGTTGGGACACCACTAGGCGCAAACCAAAAGCCCGTAGGCAAAAACGGCGTTAGCAAACGGAACATTGCTAGTCCAAAAGGCGGCGGTCGTCCAAAGGGTAACAAACCACAACCCGTTGATGGTGCTCAAAAGGATTCAGTACGTAAAGCACAATCAAAACGTCGCGCACCGTTCAAAAAGCCCACTGTCGAAGTGACACCGACGACACCTACTGATGTTCCAAAGAAGAAAGAGCCATCTTCACTTGACCTTGATGCACATATCTTGGCCGGTCATGGTCGTGAAAATGGTCGCGGAACAAAAGACGATCCCATTGATGTCAAGGGTGATCTTGAAAAGGCCATCAAGTTGTTGGAAGAAGGCAAACATATTCGTTTGAACTCCAACAAAGAAGTGGGAACGTTGCTTCACCGTCTAAAAGAAATTGTGGATGATGCAAAAGCATCCGGTGATACGTCCAAGACCTATGACTTGTGCAAGGTCGCTGTCCCTGGCACCAACTTGTTCTGTGTTGAGTCCAAAGGTGTCTTGCGGGAAAAGATGCCCCAATTCAAGAACACCAAGATTCGTCCCGGTTCAGACGCGGATAAGAAGCGTAAGCATGATCCTAGTTGGCGTGACAAAAAGGGTAATCCCGAAGAAGTATCTGTCGAAGATGAGTTCGTTCAGTCATTGATTGATAAGGGGATTGAACTTTCTGATCCCACCGATGTCCCTGCATCGAAATTGAAGGCATCACAGGATGAAGTGAATGGTGGCAAGGTCGCAGGTATGGCCCAGGCAATGCGGGAAGGCAAGATTCCCGAAGCACCCATCTTCATTACTCGTGATGGATACATCGTGGATGGACACCACCGTTGGGCAGCCAAAGTCGCCGTTGATTTAGATGACGGTGTACGTGGAGATGTCACCATGCCCGTGCGAGTTATTGATATGGACATCATGGCGGCATTGGAATACGCCAACGACTTCACAGAAAAAATGGGATTGCTACCCGCAGATGTCAAAGAAGGAATCAAAACGTTACTAATGGGAATTGAGGTCAAGGATATGAACACGGACGATGATTGCGGGTGCAACAAAAAGAAGCGTACCCTTTGGGATGTATTCCTAGACGGCAATACCAAGGGTGACGTTCTTGACCTTGCAGAAAAGGTACTAAGTGAAGCCACCATTGTTGATGAGCATAAGAACAGCAACGCATAGTTGAAAGGCAATCATGCCGCGCATTACTCGTAATGAGTTCGTCAAAACCCTAGAAGGTATTACTGCCGTCTTGGGGTCTTTGACGTATGCAGGTAAAGAACTGCCTGTATGGCTACCTAACGGGGATGACATTAAAACCGTTGAGCAACTAGCAGCGGTAATGAATGTCCCCGAATCCACGGCGTACTTGGTCGGGATGCAAACCAAGGGTCATCCCGTTAGCGACACCGAAGCACAAGCTGCATCGGATGCTGACAACCTCTACGAACACACCAAGTGCCATCACGTCAGCATCTTGCGTACGTTGGGGATTCAGCCCGGTCAGCGCATCAGCGAAACGAAACGCTTTGTAAGGACGTTGGCGGGGTCAAGACACTTTGGCCTACCGATTGGGGCACTGATTGTCCCCAACGTCGTTAGAACGCCGCCACGGGTCGCGCAACAGGGTCGGGATCGGTTCATTGCCCGTCGTGGTGGAACAGTGCGGGATATCGATTACCGCAAGATCGGCGTCGTCCATGATGATGCCATTCAGATGGCTCGCAATTACGACGACATTCAGATGCACAACACGTGGACAGACCCCGCATTCAAGAAGATGTCTGAAGAAGTAGTCGAGCAATATGACTACCTCACCAAAGAACTTGGCATCACGGTGGAATTCGTTACCGATGATCCATACCCATCCGCAAAAGAAATGATCGCGGATGTCAACAAAAACAACCGACTCCGTGTTTTGGACGCACACGGTACGGGCGGAACACACCCCATCGTGACCCCTGATCAAATCAATAAGTTTCGCGCCGTCCATGATTTCTTTGGGCACGCAGCAACGGGGCGTGATTTCTCCCGCCATGGGGAAGAAGCGGCATGGGTTAGTCATTCACAGATGTTCAGCCCGTTGGCTAGGTTGGCTATGACTTCCGCAACCCGTGGTCAGAATTCATCGTTGACAGTCAACCGCAATGGATTCCCTCCACAAAAGTCCGACATACTGGATTTGCAGTGGAACGTATTGCCGGAAGAATATGGCGGGGATCGTGAAGATGTAGCCGCGATACATGATGTAATGAAAGCCCTACTACCCGAAAGTGAAACCAATGCAGAACGCAAAGCCCGTCGCGCGAACAAACGCGAACAAGCCGCCACTTTCACAGTTGCGCAAGCGCGCCGTAGAAATGCTTGGACGCCCCGTGACGGACGAGGAAGTCGACTATCTCTGGTCAACGGGCATGATGTAGAACCATTACAGGTATTCGAACCAACCCCGGATGTGCGGGATGCATTAGTTGGAGCCGATGCTGTTCCCTTGTCGTTCTACGAATTGCAACCGGGTGACAAAGCTTCGGCACTGGCGTTTCACGATTCGATTGCGGATACCAAAATTGGCAACAAATACGCATCTGCCGTGTGGGTGTACGACGTAGAAAAATATCAACAGATGCGTCTATTTATCGCCAACGATGGGATGACCGGGTTTGCTATCAAGCAAGACGGAGACATTGTTTCGGGATTCAACCGGGCGGAAACCGATGATGCGGTGTCGTCATTGATGCCACTAGCTATTCAAGAAGGTGGGCGCAAAGCCGATTTCTTTGACACGGTACTACCTACTTTGTACGGGCCGTTTGGGTTTGTTGAAACAGAACGATTTACCTTCGACCCTGACGAGGCACCTGATAATTGGGATTACGAAGCGTTCCACACATTCAATGATGGCAAACCTGATGTTGTTTTTGCGACGTTCGATGAACGCCAAGTCGGTGCCAAGTGGGAATCATGGGATGAGCAGTACAAGCGGCTTGATGAGTTGGGTAGCAAGGCAGATAGACGCTTGACGGACGATACGACCGTTGCGGGGCCGGGATACGACCGCACCGTATGGCGGGGATTACGTGCCGATCTACCCGTCCAGTTGGAGTACGAATTACGTAAAGCTTTTGAATCACCCACACACCCGGTTGCGTTAGGTGATCGGTTCCGTGTCGGTGAAAAGATCATCGAATACTTCCGCGATCACGAATCAGATATTGGTAAAGAAGGCATTGGCATCCATTGGTCGGAACGCCGTGAAATGTCTAGGTCAGCCGCTCAACAAGGCGGGGATGGTCAATTCGGATTCATCATCCAAGCTGAAATCAATGATGCGTACGTGGCTAGTGAAGAAACAGTGCGGCGTGGTGGTGTGTTTGGTGGTGGCCGTGGTGGTGGCGGGGAATCAGAATGGACAGTGCCTACCAATGCCACGATCAAAATTACCGGCTTGACATTGTGGGGCGAAGAAGACCGCAACCTCATTGCTGAACCCATCATTGTGGACGTAGCAAGACGCGACGGTGTACCCGACATGATTTTGCGGGAAGAATCCAAATCAATGGCCGCGCAATTCATGTCACTAGCCATATCGCTAGGCGTGGATACGAAGCAGCGTCACGTCAGGGACTCTGAATATTGGGGTCTGCCGTATGGCACACCTATTCCAGCGGGATACAAGCCCACAGGTAGGCATAGAACGCCATCTAAGCCACATAGCGGGCCGAATACACGACCCAAGGGCAAAGACACCGACCTGCATACCTATGACCCTGGCAATCCGCAAACATGGTGGCTAGGCCGCGATCCAAAAAGCGTTGAATTAGAAATATTGCCAGATGGAACGCGCATCTTTATCCATGACGAGACATTTGAAAATGACATCGTTGCCCATATTGGTAGAACTCATATCTTTACGAAGAATGGTCCGTGGTTCGACCATTCCATTGTTTACGATTATCCCGATACGGCATCAGTAATAAGGCGTAACGACAAAGGTGCCACTAGCGTTGCCGAAATCGTCAATGACCAATTAGTGAAGCGCGGTAGACCGGACGAACCAAAGGTTCACGTAGACATCAGTTATCCCGGTATGCCACCTGTTCCTATCTATGGATCGCATCGGGGACTTGGCCTTGACTTCATGGCAGGGCGTAGGAATAACTTTGCCCTCAAACCAGGCACAATGCCGCAAGACATGATTCGTTTTACTGATCCCATTGACCTAGCCGTACTGTCTAAGGGAACAGTCATCTTGTTGGAAACTGGTAACAGTCATAAGCAGTACATCCGTATGGGTGAGACTGACTTAGAAACGAATTCGCCTAAGTGGGAACCGCTTGGGGACACTGACAACGACATGTTGATTGATGTCCCGTTTTCAGACAAAGAGATGTTGCAACGAGTCAATGAAACTATTGACCTAGGCGGAATATATGCCGTTGCCGATGCTAATTCGACGTTCGTACAGGGTTACCCCACAGAACGACGGCGGTTAGAAATCCGAACAACGGCAGGATTGAACAAACTATCTCCTGGTAGCCATATTGAATTCGATGTCTACGACACCACCGAAGAATACGCAGATGAATTCGTCAAACAGCCCGATGGTTCATGGGTGTCAGTCGGGGACGAATCACGAGGCCCACTATCAGTATCACCCGCAGACATCCTTCAGAAATGGAAAATCATCAAAGCGGGTGACGGTGCGATTCAGTATTGGGAACCCAAAGACCCTAGGGAAAGTTCATACATTCCCATTGAAAAGAAGTTGATAAATTACGAGTACAACGAACTTGGTTTCGATGCAGACGGTTACAACGAATATGGGTACGACGCCAGCGGGTATAACTCAGATGGATTTGATGAAAATGGGTATGACGCCGAAGGTTATGACGAATATGGCTATAACGAAGATGGATGGGACTCAGAAGGGTATGACCAAGACGGGTTCGACCAAGACGGCGTAAACCGTGATGGGGCAGACCGTTATGGTAATTACCCCGGCGACGACAGTTATAACGGTTCACACGTAAAGGGCACGCCGCGTGGCCCACTTGCTACCCGCGATATGGATTACAACTGGCAAGATCGCACTCCCGAAATTGAAGCGGCGGAACAGTTACCTTCCATGCAAGAAATCTGGGACAAGATTCAAACTAATGGTCTTGGTGACAACCACAAAACTTATGCTGAGGACATCAAAGCCATTTACGAAATGCGAATGGATAGTGGCCTAAGTTCTGAAGTGTCCTATACCCGGTATGACGAATACGAAAATGCCATCACCATTGAAGGTGTTATCCGCACCCCTGATAACCAACGCGCGGGTACGTTCACTCGGAAGATTTACACGCACACCGATGGGTCATTGTCGGCGGAAAACTATTACCTAAAGGTTGAACCTGCCTATCAGGGTCATGGTTTTGCATCTGAGTTCAATCGCAACTTGGAGAACTGGTACATCGCCAACGGTTTCAGTTCCGTTCGTGTCCATGCCGACATTGATAAGGGTGGATATTCGTGGGCGCGTGACGGTTTCGATTGGGAATCAAATCCTGCTCATTCTGCACGAACAATGATTGACAGAATTCGTGATGAAGCCAGTAGGACTAATAACACAGAAGCCATTGACCAACTAGACGACATGGCACAAAAGATTGACGATCTTGAAGATGACATTCCTACACCGTTTGAACTTTCCAATATCGGATGGGAACCCGGCAAGTCTGAATGGCCCGGTCGTCAAGGGATGATGAATTCCGATTGGTACGGGGTCAAGAACCTCAACCCTAATGCACGCGCATTGAACGTAGCGCGGGAATTAGTGCAGTCAGGTAGGGCGGAATCCAAGGTCAAGAAGAAGAAGAAGAAGAATAAGGGTGTCTTTGTTGCGAAAGAAGGAGTGGTTTACGTACCGCCAGTTCCGCAAGCTGAACTAAACATTGCCGGTATGAGGTTGTATGAACGGGCGCAGGTATGGGCACCGGATGCCACATTGGTTGCAAATCCAAGTAACGGGTTTGAAAGTCCCTACACATTCCGCACTAAGGACGGGTACTCGTACTTACTGTGGGAAAAAGACGATGTTGGAAGCCCGACAATGCGCGCTGTGCAGTTCCGGTCTGATGATCCCGCTCCCCTAAGTAGAGATTTCACCCATTACGAAAGCGTTGATAGCGCCCTAGAAACGATCCAATTGGACTATGAAGCCCGTCGTGACACGGCTAAGAACAAGCGGGAAGCTAGTCGTCTAAAGCGGTTGCTAAACAATGAAGTCCAAAGATTATCTCGATCAACTAGAACGTGACATCGAAAAACTACTACGTCCGATCAGTTAGGTAGGTAGGTATGAACCGCGCAGAACGCCTTATGGCCGTGTCAGAAGCCGCCTACCAATGGCGGAAGAACCTGAAAGACCCGCAGTACGACGTAACCGAACCACAGAAGCCCATCTCGGATTACAACGAACATTCCGCCACGGTGTCTGCTACCCCTGAACAGACGGAAGAATTCCTAGAAATGGTAAAGCAACAGATCACTAAAACATTGGGACAATGACCTCTATGAGTTCCCACCAGTTGTCATTGTTGCGCGATGACTTTGCTTCCCTATGCGGGGTTGAAGTCAAGGTAGACCGTCATGTGCGCGACGTTGAATATTGGGGGATGCCCTATGGCACGTTGCTAGAACCGGGTATGAAGCCCATCAAGAAAAACGGCAAACGCAAGATTGCAATGCCTACCTTGAAAAAATCAGAGGATAATCCCAATCTTTTGACGGGTGATACGTCTATCTATGGGAAGTATTGGAAATACACGTTTCGTATTGAAGCCGAAAAATTCCCCGATGGAAGTACCCAAACATCTATTACTCGTTTTGCGCTTCCTATTGATACTCGTAAGTATCCCAATTTCAAACCATTCCAGATTGACACAATGACATTGGAACTTACATATAGCGATGAACAAACCAATCAAGCAGCACGAAAGTACCTTGACTTAGACGCACTAGATGGTGTCGATGAATTTGAAAAAGAACACCAGCAAGAGGTTTATGATCCGCTCAAAGGGATTCCAGCGGGTATATCAGAACGTCATTGGATCAATAAGTCGGGCAATATGTATACGTCCGATATGGACTATGAATACAACACGGTCAACAAGCAATCTATTTACGAGTTGGGTACTGACCTTGCCAATGCACTTGTCTTTCTAAAGGAATCGCGTGATCCAAACCATCCGGGTGAACGTGATGCCACTGTTACGTTTGTTGGTGATGATAGGGCGGCATTAGACAAGCTAGACACATTTTCTGTCTATGGAAAAACAGATGAAGAATTACTCAAACGTGTTATCCCACAGACAGAAAAAATGCTAGATGAAGTCGCCCGCATACAGAAAGAACGGAAGGAATCGGTTGCCCGTCGTAAGCGGGAATCATTCCGTCTTGCTAGTAGTCGTGTCCAAAAGTTAGATAACAGCACTCCCGTCGTTGCAGATGAGCGTTCGGATGCAACAGACATTTTTTCGGCGTATTCCAGATTAGAAGAACATGCAGACGATGTAAGTAGTCGATCAAATGAATATGATGATCCCTACGACATTATTGACTTTCATGTTGATGCCGCAGTACGAATGAAAGTTCGTGTTGAACAATCACTCCACAAGCCCATCAAGAAGTTGTTTGCCGACGATCCCACTAGCGGCGAATACGTTGACTTGATGCACGAAAAATTGTGGAACGAAAAAGGAATGGCATTCAATAGTTTGAGCAATCAGTCAAGAGTCACTGATCCTTTGTCATCAGAAGATCGAAATTTGCCATTAGAACAGCGCATTCAGCAATGGTTCATGCCAGAACTAGAAGGCACTGACTATGACAAATGGACACTAGAACAGCATGAAGAAGCGCAACGTCGTGCTGTTCTTATCCAGCTAAAGAAGAACGAAAGTGTTTTGACCCATATGAAAGGCGTAACGAAAGAGGAAGAACTAGCGTTACGTGCTTTCCTGTATCAATCAGAACGTAACGATCAATGGTCAGATAACAGTGACCGTCGTAATGCGTCAATTGCCGTAATGCAAAAGGTGTCGGCTAATTGTCCTACGTGGGAAGATGTGGTCATTCTCAATGACACCCATGATTTCATTTCTACATGGGCGGGGACATCAGCCGACACCAACACTAAATCTTTGGCCTTACAACAAGCTGTCAATGAACTCCTTGTAGAAGGCGCTAAGACAGAACATTTTTCGGATTACATAAACGGCGATGAAGTCATCAATGAAAAGTCCACCTTCATCAACGCCTTTGTTGTCGCGGTATATCAAAACACTCAGCAAGTGTTGAAAGACAAAAAGGTTGATTACATTCCTGGTAATCGGGGAATGGGTTTGTCATGGGACGATGCCGAATCAATTGACGGAATGCCCGACCTCAATGTTGTAGACGTTGAAGAAATACGTAATCGTGTTGTCAGTAGTTCCGTATATGACGCAAAAGAAGCCATCGACTTTCAGTGGTATCTCAAAGAACAAAGCAAAGATCATCGCATTACACATCAACAGGCTATTGAAAATTCGACATATCAAGAACGTGTGGAATATGCCATAGGTAAATCACTAAATGAAGCGACGTATCACTCAATTTTTTCATATCAATCATTGACCGAATTGTTGTCTGACCAAATCGAAGCTGACATTGTTAGTGACAACATGTTGGATGGTTTTGAAGAAGCACAGGAAATGGTGAATAACCGTGATTCTCGTGCCAACATCACTATCGGTCTACAACCGTTGTCATCGTTTTCCTTGAACAAAAGTCAGGCGCAAGGTTTTGGTAATAGCGATTCTGTTCATGTTGTTATTGAAGATGCAGCTATCCCCGCAGACCGTGTGTGGTCACTAAGTAGTACCGGGCCAGGATGTTCCGGTGAGGAAGAATTTGTCGTTTTAGGCGGGGAATATCAAGTCAATGCCACCGTAAAACTTAGTGGGTCAGAAGGTGATGGTGGATGGGATGATGATGAACAATACGCAGCACAAAATGAAGTTCTTAGCACCCTTATGGATGATGAAGAATTTGACAACGCGCTAAAGAAAACCATTCGTCATGGGTACAGAGAACTTATTGATGAAAATGTCGGCACATTCAATGAAGCATCAACTACGCCCGACATCATTCATGGCACCCCCGCAAAACAAGACGTATGGGGCAAGTTGCAGGGACTAATTACTAACCTGTCTGATAACCCCGACTATCGAGAATGGGTATCAGAAGGGCGGGATAAGAACCAACTAGAACTTTCCAATTTAGAACTTGATTACGACAATATGCCGAAGGTCGCAAAACGTCATATTCCGGCTATCAATTACAACGATTACTTTGCCCTTATTGGTTTAGACGTTCCAATGGAAGACGCATACCGAGCCGTTTACATTGCTACCCGTAAGCGTGACGATATTGATGACCTAAAGGTGCCGGGTTTAGATGACTAAAAAAGTGTGGAACATCGACGCAAACCTCCGTAATGCGGATTGGTTGAAAACGACTACATGGGACTTGCCGACCGACAAAACGGCATTCATCGCCCACCTTGCATCTATCAATAAGACTGTGACCGAATTCATGGCATTGCCAGCGGCAGAAGCCATGCCAGACACCCTAAAGCGCGATCTAGCACCGGATCAGTTAGACGACATACATCGTGCCTTAGAAGGGCTTACAGGGGTTTTGGGTAGCGGGACAAAATCACTGGAATCAAAGGTGCGCCATGTACGTGATCCATCGGCATGGCCGGGTAACCCACCAGTCGGTACGCCGCTTCCACTCCCCGCATCGTTTACTTCGCCGTCAGCGACCAAGCCATCTAGTAGGTCAGTAAGGAAACCCGCGTCTGCTAGGTATGCGGAATACCCCTCGGCTCGTTTTGCTGAAATCCAGAATCGCGTTGAAGATTTGCAAACACAGATCGAAGAAATCGAAGAGGCACATGATCCTGAATGGAATAGTTTTTCTGACGCTGTAACTAAGCGCGGTCGCGCTTTGCAAAAGCAGCAAGATAAATTGCGCGACGAAGAACAAAAAAAGAGGGAAGACTTCTACAAAGCGGTGTTTAGGGTAATAGATAGGACAGATTCCGCGTCTGGTAAAAACACTCCCGCCTATGACGCGGGCAGAGACTTGTATGTCGTAAACGATGGTGCCACTTTGAAGCGCAATAGGGCGCTGCGGGCGGGTAGGAGTCCTTCCCCGGCAGTTATCAAGATTGACAAGATGATCGCGGAATCAACCGTGAAGCAAAATGTGATGTTATACCGAATGGCAGTC